AAATACTAATGCTGGTTCTCAATTTAGTAAGCGAACAGGTGCTTTATCATTAAGATTAAAGTCTGATACAGATTTTGCAGTAGCATTATATCAAAATGCAAATCCAAATGCTACAGCAGCACAGATAACAGCTTTTAAACAAGCTATTAGAATTGACACATTTAGAGATGAATTTTCAGCCCTTCTTGTTTTAAAAGCAGGAACAGATACTGGATTCTTTGGAACAGAGCAAAGTTTCATAGGAGTAGAAAATGTAGGTGAATTTACATTTAAAGGTGAGCTGGTTGACACACCTTTATCTGCAATTGGTCTTGGAAAGATAGACGAATACACAAACAATTTTAAAACTGATATGGGATATAATCCACAATTAGCATCCGATAGAGTTGACCCTTATATTACTCCAATGTTTAATTTAAAAACTGGAGAAGCTACAGAGGATTATGTAAAACTTTCTAAACAAGGAAAAGACAATGCTTACTACATGATGGTACAGCAAATTATGAATGCTCCAAACCAAACTGACCAAGCACGATTACAAAAGTTAGAAGAGTTTCATAATGTAACTCCAAATCCTTTAGAGATGCCTTTAATGGATTACCTTCAGTTTAAAGAACAAGAAGTAGAACGTGATACACAGATACAACAAATTACTGATACTAGATATTTATCTCCAAAACAGCTTGGAATATATAATATGAATCTTAAACGTATTGAAATACTAAAAGATGATATTAAAAATGAAGTTGTATCTTCAAGAGATTTTACAGGTAAAAGACAAGTTGAAGAAGCTTCTCCAAGAGATATTGAAAATATGCAAGGTAGAATTTCTAGGATTGAACAATCAAATCAACAGTTACTAGATAATCCTTTAGGTGCTGTAAATATCACAAACAAAATACGAATATTAGATAATAAAATTTCTGATTTACAACGTAGGATGCCTATGTTAGAACAAAATCTTGGTCCTACACGTTTCGCACAACAACAACGAAATCTTGAAAATCTTATACAACAAAGAGAAGCTTTACAGCTTGAGTTTGATGAATTTGGTTTAGAGCAGCAACGTGAAAGAACTGCTGAGTTATTAGATATTGAATTTGCAGACAAAGAAACTCCTGAAGCAAGTACAGAAAATGTTTTTGATGATGAAGAAATAGATTTAAGAGGTGAAGATTCTATAGAAACTAGAAGTGCTGATAGAAGTGAAATATTACCGGACCCTGAACCTGTAGAACCTGATGTTACAACTGGATTAGAAAACTTATTAAAAACTAGAGAAGTTGGTGAAAATGTAACTCAACAAGCTATTAATGCTGTTGTAAATGTACAGGGAGCTTCTGATTCTGTTAAGAATGCAAGTAAACAGTTCTTAATGGAAGTTGCAAAAGTAGAATCTGAATATGGAGAAAATAGTGATACATTTAAAAATCCTAACTCAAATGCTACCGGTATCTTCCAAATAAGACCTGACAAAGCTTTTTTTGAAGTTCAAGACGTATTAAATAATAAAGAAGCAAAAAGAGGAGAACCAATTCGACAATATAATGAATTACTGAAAAAAGAACTAGGTATTGATTTATCAACAGCAACTGTAGAAGATTTAGAAAAACCATTATACTCGGCTGCTTTTTCTAGAGCATACTTTATGAGAGCTGAACCTGCTATTCCTACGGACCCTGTTAAAAAAGCTAATTATTGGTTTGATTATTATGTTCAAAATGATAAACCGGAAACAAGAGATACATTTGTTATACAATATTTAAGAAGAAACGGATATCTAGCAGAAGCACTTAAATATGGTGGTAAGAGTCTGTTAAACAGAGATTAAAATATGGCAATAGATTTGCAAAACTTTATTGAAGGTATAGGTACGCTTACAAGTAAGCCAGTAGAAAGTCCTTTATTTGATGAGTTTATTGGTGAACCTCAAACGCAATCTAAACAATATTCATATTCTACAAATACCCTACCTGACGAAACACAATATAAAACAACAAGTACTCCAAGCTATGGTTATAGTTTAAGTGACCTTGAACGTGACCCTGAGTTTAGTGCAGCAGCAAAAAGATTTTTAGATGGTATTGGTAGTAACGAAAATATTTTTGAATTTTTAAGAGATGAAAAATATAGTTTAAGTTCTGCTATAGTTCGTTCATTTCAGACAGGAACATGGACTGACCAACAAAAACAAGACTACGTTTATTTAAGAAATAGGTTTGATAACACAGACTTAAGAGGTTTTAAAGAAAGATTTAATCTAGTCAAAGATGTAGGTATTGATATTCTTGCTGACCCACTAAACATTGTTGCAGGACTATTTGCTATCCCAACAGGAGGTGCTAGTATTGCAGGTCGTGGAGCTTTACAAGCAGCAGTTAAAGGTGGTATTCAAAAAATGAATACAGCTAAACTAAAAGGTCAACTAGAATTACCTTTTCCTAAACAATTAACTGCAAGACAAATAGCTAAAAGAAAAAAATTACAACAAGCTAAAACATTAAGAAGTGCTAAATATGGTGCTTTATATGGAGCTGCACATGGTATGGCTTGGGCAGGACCTCATGAATATTTTTTACAAGATATTGATATTAATCTAGGAGCTAGAGATGAGTTAGATTTAACTGCTATAGGTGGTTATACATTAGCTGGTGGTGTTTTTGGTGGTGGTCTTGGTGGTATTCTAGGTGGAGTCACTGGTCTGTATGGTAATAGATATTTAACAAAAGAGTTTAAACATACTAACGAAAATTTAATAGACAACGTAGGTTCTCAACCACGTAAAGAAGTTGTTGAGCAATCAAAGATTGAGAGAGCTTTGGCTACCGGTAAAGATAAATTAAATGTAGCTATAGCTAATACAGTTGGTAAACCTGTTACATGGTTTAATAGTTATGTTGAGAAATCACCAGCTTTACAAGACTTTTTATTAAAATTAAGATATGATTATGATACCACTCTTTTATCTAGAGGTAAAGAAGGAGTAAAACAAAAATCATTTGGATTATTTATGGGTGAAACCATTGGTATGTTTCAGTTTGGTTTGTCTAAATCATTAAATAGTTTATATCGTGTGGGTTGGAGAGCAAGACTAGACCCTAATCAAAATAGTCAACTTAACAAACTTTTAAGAAATCCTGATGTTACTGTTAAGAATGTTGATGATTTAGCAGGTCAATTTGATGATGATGTTATTTTAGCTTATAAGGGTGTTAGAGAAACACTAGATTTAGCATTTAAACAAGCAAACGATGTAGGTTTATTTGGTCCTAGAGTAACTTTAGAAGCTGGTTACTTTCCAAGACTTTTTAAGTATGATGTATTGGAAAGAGAACAAGATAAGTTTAAACAAATTTTAATTGATTCAGGACATGCTGACCCATTAAATGATGCTAGAAAATTTAACTTTTTAATTGAAGGTGACAAAGGACTAACTAAAACAGAGTTGGGTATTTTAAAAGATGCAAAAGGAGTTGATTTTGATACTTTCGGAATTGACTTTTTAAAAGAAGCCGGAGTTAAAAGAAGAAGTGGTAGAGGTTATGCTTTACTTGAAGATGCTACTGAAGAACAAATTAAAAGAGCAAAAGAATTAAAAGCTGATAAAATTGTTGAGGACATGTTAGAATATAGATGGACTCCCTTTGAACTTAGGTCTGCTAGACAAAATAAGGCAACTACTGGATTTTTAAACGAAAGAAGATTTAGAAATATTAAAGATGAAGATATAGCTGAATTTTTAGAAGGAGATGTTCAGTTAGTATTAGAAGATTATTTTACCAACATGGGTCAAGCAATTGCAAGAACTAAATATTTTGGTAGAACTATACGTGATTTTGAAAAGAATACAATGCAACCAATTGTTAAAGAATTAATGGAGGCAGGTATGAATCGAACAGAAGCTGATAAAATTGCAAAACAAGCTCTTTTTACTTATCAAAGAGTTACAGGTTTGGAAAGTTATGGAAAATCTCCATTAAAAAGAATAGGCTGGGCTAGAGAAGCTGCTGATTGGGGAAAACTTTTACAGCAAATGGCTCACCTTCCTTTTGCTACTTTATCTAGTGTGACAGAACCTTTATTACTTTTACAACGAGCAGGATTAAAAGATTCACCAAAAGTTTTAGGTGACATAGCAAGTGCTATAGTTAAAGAAGGTAATGCTGTTCTTGATAGAACTATTAGAGGTTTTAAACGTGGTGTATTAGGTCAAAAAGTAAAAGGTCCTAAAGATATATCCGTACAAAAAGGAGAGTCAGTATTTGAAGTTATGCCTGATGATGTTTGGGGAGAACTTTATAAAACTGGTTTAGCTTTAGAACAGGCAGTGCAAGAAAGAATAGAAGGACTAGCCGGTGAAGGTTTATATAATTCTTATGCTAAAAATATTCAAGCAGGATTCTTTAAAGTTAACTTATTATCACAATGGACTAAAGCTGTACAGTTAGCTTCGTTTACAACAGGTAAAAGATTAATTAAACAAAATGCAGAAAAATTAGCTCAAGGTAATTTAAGTGCAAGTAATAGAAAATACTTAACACAACAATTAAATGATTTAGGTATTGATGAAAACAAAGCTGTTAATTGGTATAAGAGTTCTTTAATAGATGGTAAGTTTAATAATCGTCTTGCTAAATCTCAAGAGTTTTATGCTGATGATTTAACATCAGGAGCTAATCGTTTTGTAAAAGAAATTATTTTAAACCCAAGCACAGCAGAAGCTAATAGACCTTTATGGTTCTCTACTCCTGCTGCTCAAATGTTAATACAGTTTGCTGGTTATCCTACAGTCTTTAATAATACTATTCTTAAAAGATTTTCAAATGAAGCTGTAAGTAGTCCAATGCAAAGTATACCAAAAGTTTTACCGACAGTCTTACTTATGTCTGCTGTTGCTCATATCGGAAATACAGTTAGAAGTAATGGAGCTAACTTACGAGATTATGAAACAGGACTTAGTAAAGATGAAGGTCAATTGATTGCAGAAGCTGTTAGACGTTGGGGAGGTTTTGGTCCTTTTGATTATGTTTCTAGATATACAAATGAATCACAAAGAAATGTTGGAGGAGTTGCATCAACTTTAAAAACTTTTGCAGGTCCTTTACCTCAAGATGCTATAGATGCTGTTTTGTATAGAAAAGGATTAGCAGAGGTTGGTGCTACTAATTTACCGGGATATGCTGCTTATGATTTACTGTTTGGAGAAGGAACTAAAAAAGCATTGAGGTCTGCTGCTAGAGGAAGCTCTCCTAAACCAACAGGAGGGATTATAGGTTCTTATGCAAAAGGTGGTATAGTCAAAGATGTTCCTAATGTTAAAGACGAACCTGATGAAAGAATTGATAAACTGACTGGTGTTCCATACGATGAACAAGCAGGTGCTGTAATGAAAGATGAGGAAGAACGATGAACATAGAATTATGTAAAGCAGAAATTAAACGACACGAAGGCGAAGTCCTAGAAATTTATATGGATAGTTTAGGTTATAAAACTCTAGGAGTTGGTCATTTATGTCAACCCAACGACCCTGAATACAATTGGGAAGTAGGTACACCAGTATCTCAAGCTACTGTAGATAAGTATTATACGATTGACTTTGATAAACATTACGCAGAAGCTATTCATGTATTTGGTGGTAGTGAACAATTTGCAAACTTACCTGAACCTATACAACGTGTGTTAGTTAATATGTGTTTTAACTTAGGTGGTACAAGACTTTCAAAGTTTAGAAATATGTTACAGGCTTGTAGAGAACACGATTGGAATAGAATGGCTGCTGAAATGCAAGACAGTCGATGGTTTCATCAGGTAGGTAGACGTAGTTTAGAATTACAAAATGTAGTATTATCACAACAGTAATGTTACTTTATACTGAAAAACAATTAGATACAGCTTACCGAATAGATTGTAAAGCTAGAACAAAATCTAATGAAGCATGGGTAACTAGAGAAGATTTTAGACCTTTGTATGAAACATTACTTGAACATTTTATAAAAGCTTATGATGCAGATGCTTTGTTTGGTGCAGATGTACCTGATTACTTAATAGAATCTGTAAACGATTTACTTGAAACAACACTAATTTTAGATAAATAATATGTTTCCATTTGAAATAATTACAATGCTAGGCTCTACTTTGATAAGTAGTTTGTTAAGTCTTTGGTCACAAAGAATGAAGGCTAAACAAGACGAACAAAAAATGTTATTACAAAGAGCCGAAATACGTATGGAAGCAGTAGATGCTGCAAGAAATGTAGAGAATGTAGGCTTTCAATGGACTAGACGTATTATTGCATTATCATCTATTTTTGCAATAATTATATTGCCAAAGTTAGTGGCAGTATATTATCCGGATGTAGATGTAACTGTAGGTTACACTGTATTTAATCCGGGATTTTTATTCTTTACAGAAGGTAGAGAAGTATTTGAATGGATAACTTTTAAAGGCTTGGTAATAACACAGCTAGATACAAATTTAGTTTCTGCCATTATTGGTATGTACTTTGGTGGAAGCTTAGTTAAAAAATAAGAGGGTAAAATGAACAACAATATGGGTATGGGTGGCTTTAGTGGTGACATGGATAGGAATGAGGTTGAAATTGACCTTAATAAATTTATGTCTTTACTACAAGAAAAGTCAGAATTAAAAGATAGGATAAGAGAGTTAGAAGATACTAAGAATGATAACCCTTATCAAAAATTAATATTTGTAGCACAAGCTGTAGATAGCTGGAGGATTATACCTAGAGCTTTTTTAAGTGTTTACATGTATTTATTATATTATACCACATTTTGGTTTATGGGACTAGACAATCCTACAATGGAACAATCAGGTTTAATATCTGTTGTTGTAGGTGCAGGAGCTGCATGGTTTGGTCTATACACTAGCACATCTAAAAAACCCGGAGGGGATAAAAAGTAATCCTGTTATAAATGACAGACTGGATAGGTGTAGTAGAAACTATTGGTATCCCTGCTGTTGTTGCAGTAGGTATGGGATATTTAGTGTGGACCCTCTTTAAAAATTTAATTGCAGACATACATAAGAAATTAGATACGCAACATGGAATGATTGTTGCCTTGATTGATAGAATAAGGCAAATGGATAATGACATGATACGTATAGATACTTTAGTCCGGACTGCTATGGACCTTCCTCCTGACCTTGACAGAATCGCTAGGTCAGATGGGAAGAAAGATACTAGAAGGGACTAGAAACGGGCTTAGAAAGGCTCTATGAGCTTTCTAGGCATATAATTAACTTGCTTAGTAAAAGGAGTATATTATGACAAGCAAAAATATATTAGACTTAAATAATCGTCTATATCAAACCTCGTACGTAGGCTTCGATAGACTCTTCGATGAGTTTTTCAAACTACAATCAAGTACGAAAAACGTACCAAACTATCCCCCTTACAATCTTGTAAAGGATGGAGATAGTTATACAATAGAAATGGCTATGGCAGGACTAACTGACAAAGACGTTGATGTTGTTCTTGAGGATAGAACCTTAACAATTTCTTATGAGAAATCA